TGACTGCACATTGATTTTCGAACGAAAGTACCTTGACCGAATCCGTGATTTACCAGAGTGGTTTATTGAATTGGGTTACACCATGAAAGTAGAGCCGCCCGTGTATATTATGGAACAGATTGAGTTTTGCCAGACTCATCCTGTATTTGACGGGCATAGACATGTTATGGTTCGCGATCCTCGCGTATGCCTTACAAAAGATTTGATTACGTTAAAGAATGTAGCGAGTAAGGGTGCTTGGCAGTACCAGATACAAGCAATCGCAGATTGCGGACTCGCCGCTTATGGAAATATGCCAATTTTCAACGAATTTTATAATCGTATGAATGTTGGAGGAAAGCATAAGCGGTCGTCAAATCTTGAGTATGAATCTGGCCTTGAATGGCTCGCACGTCGGATGAGTGTTGGATTTTCGAATCCAACTGACCACGCGCGTTTTTCATTCTGGCTGGCGTTTGACATAACTCCTGATGAGCAAGTAGCCATTGAACGATATTATCGCGGTTGGAAAACACTTGAGTTTCATCCTGGTCCGGTTGGTTTTTATAACCAACCACAAGAACTCTACATCACTAGACCAGAATACTTAAGGTAACTAAGCTATCATCCCAATAGCTCATTTTACTTACTGTTATTTAATAGATTTTCTATTGTATTTATTATCACTATCCATTGTCTATCATTTACTATGGCTATGGTACCATTTCAACAATTTGGAGCCCAGGCCGGCAAATACGTCCTACAGCAGGCGGCTGTGGCGCTTGCCAATAAGGTCGGGCAGGAAATCCAAGAACATGCCACATTCGAAAATATGGGGAAAGCTCTCAAAAAGCTTGCACCAGGTAAGAAGAATAAGCCGGTCCGTGCAGCAGCCAAGCGTCTCATCCTTAATCAGGTGGGGCAAGTGGTTAATGCCCCGGCAGCAAAATCTTATACTGTTCGTCGCACTGCTCCTCGGTTTCGTTCAACCGCTGGTAGGTACATTGTATCTAACCGTGAATTCGTAAGCGAAATCTCAGGTAGCACTTCTTTTGATGTGTCACAATTCACCATACAGCCAGGATTTGGTCAAACATTTCCATGGTTGTCGCAAATCTCAAACACTCATCAGAAGTATAGATTCACGTCTATGAAATTTACTTATGTACCGTTAATTGGTACTGATCAACCTGGACGTGTTACTTTAGTGTATGCAGTCGATCCACTCGACCCAACCCCCATTAGCAAACAAGAACTATTTCAGTATCCTACGTCGCACGAGACAAATGTTTGGACTTCAAACGATATCGTTA